AACCTTATATGGTTGATAATCTTCGTCAGTATTTAGAGCGCGAAGATATACTATTTTCAGAAGATGATGAAGAAATGTATCTTCAATTAATTTCGTATGTAGTCGTTAGGATGACAAGTAGTGGTAGACCAGTCTTTGAGGCTGGTGGATCAGCTGTAGACCACGCTCATGACGCTCTAATGCTCTCTCTGCTCGCTATCACCCAAAACTATGGGGAATTTGCTAGAACCAATTATGCAGACAAGACTCAATCATTTTCTAATGAGTTTTTTATGACTAAACCTGGTACTAAAGATGATGAAGAAGAGAAGAATCCCAGTAGTTTTATTACTGGAAGAGTTCAAGCTTTATCCACTGGGATGAGTCGCAAGAAGAATTCTAGTAGTCGAATCTCTAGAAAGATGTTTTAAGGATTATTATGTCTATAAACAATATCCAAAATTACTCAACTGACTCCAAAGAAATCTATGCAGATTATAAATTTGGCGACACTTTTTACAGAGATAAAACTTCTACAAGTCAAATGCCACCTGGTTTAGCAGCAGTTCTTCCCAATGCGTCAGATTATAACTTTAGAACTGATTACTACATTCCGCTAAGTTCAGTCAAGCAACAGATATTAAATTCTGAAAATATCTTAGTTGGAACTAAAGATAATATAGAAAATAATTTATTAAGAAAAATTTATATTAATCCATATCTTGATCCAGATCTTGAAGAGTCTCATTTTAGAATTTGGAACGAAGCATCACCCCTGATGAATATTCCAGATAAAAAAGATGAAAATCTTTTTTTTATTCAGCAAAACGCTGAAGCAATTACTGAAGCGATAAAAAGTGGGCTGACAGCGCTCAATAGTATGCAAGACAACCTGGAAGATTTTCCAATAATTATTAATGACCCAGACACAGTAACAAAAGATAACCCACCAGGGTATATCTGTTTTGACGAATATTTATTTGCCGAAAGACACGCATCCACTGCAGGAAGAAGATTGGTCAATGAATATGATCAAGCAGTAGCCCAAGCAACATTCTCATATTTTTATCAATTAAGAAAATTACTAAACTTATTTTTAAATGAAATTAGTTATATTAAAAATTCACTACTACTTGATTTTGGGGATGATTATGAAAATCCAACACAGCAGCAAATCGCATTACAATATGACACATGGGGGAAAATCGCAGTACACTATTCGCAACGGATTGCAAAAACAATCGTTTCAAAGCCAGGACAAATCCCCGATGCCGAACTGGATAAGATATCTAAGAAACAAGCCGCTCAATTCCAAGCTTTTTTTGCGATTAGATTAAACGCTGTTGACTCTGAAATTAATGACCAAATAGCTTCCTTAAAAAGAGATCTAGTAGATAATTGTGAAATATTTTACAATAGATTTATTAGTCCGTCATTAAGAATATCTAAGGATATATCTAATCCTCTGGAATTCGATTTTTTAACAACTAGATTTTCTAAAGATAATCCAATATTATCTGGAGAATTAGTTGTAGCTACTAATATAATAAAAGGAAACTTTGCGTCTATCCATGCGGACTGCATGCAGAGATTCGAAATGATGTCAGCTCGTGTTGACTCGATGATGTCTTTAATACACGAGAAAAGAAAGTACGCAAACTATATTTCTCAATTAGGAAACAAATCTGTCCAAAAAAGACAAGTCTTAAAAACAGTAGAGAATGACCTCTACGCCCCATTATTTAGAAATATTTATACTAATACAAATAGAAACAATACATTTCTATCTAGTCATTCGCGACTTGATGGATTATTAGATGACGATCATCCTCAATATCTATTAAAAGACAAAGGAAATATTACTGGAGATATATTTGTAGAAGAAGGAATTACTATAGATGGGGTTGACTTAAGTGAGCACGCACACACGGGTTCAGATGGCTCCCGTCGTATTAAGTCTACAGATATTGATTATGATAATATTAGAATTCAGAATACAACTGACGCAATATACGCTATTAAGCCATTATCTGTAACAGTTGATGGATTTGTATCTGATATAATTCCTGGCGGAATTCCAGTATTTGATACAGTTATTTCTATTGAAGTAGATGACATTACATTAAATACTCATGAATATGAAATTTTATATACGGAAGTAATTTAATATGACATGGTTTAAATATTTTAAACAAGGAGAATCTACAACTTATTCTTATCCGCTCGTTAAAAGAACTATTAATAAGTTTACGCCTAATGATAAAATATTAAAAGATACATGGCTATTCATAGATGTAACTGATCTGGAAATAGAAAAATATTATAATAGTTCTTTAGATCTTTTAAATGACCATTCTTCATATCTAGTAGTTTACGAAACTATTGGGTCAGACTCTGAAATGGTTCCAGTAAATAATATCATTAACAACGATACATTATATTTTCAAGCAGCCGAAGATCATGCAGCAGATATAGAAACAATAAGTCAATATAGTATATATTATAAAACTGGAAACTTACGATATATTAAATTATTGAACTCTGAAAATTATCAGGTCACATCACAAGGGCAAGCACAGTTTAATTCATTATTTTCTGAAGTAGATATAACTGATTATGATGTAGTTGCTGGCTCAGAATCATCCTATAACTTTTCATTTATAAATGCAAACCTTGATTGGAATAATGGGCTTGCCTCAAATCCAGGCTCAAAATTATACTTTACCTTTACAGGACCAAGTATTCAGATATATGGAACTAAAGGGCCAGATTACGGTAAATTTAAACTTAAATTAACTGGTTTGGGAAATGCAGCATTTCCCAATATGGAATTAGAGCTTGACTGGATAACAGTAGATTGCTATAATTCAACGTTCCAAGAAAATGTTCTTTTATATGAAAATAATGATTTAAATTATCGAGATTATAATTTAGAACTTCAAACAATTGCCGATAAAAATATCATATCTTCTGGAAATAATATTAAAATATCTTCTTATTCTTTTAGTTATAATTTATATTTAACTATTGATAAAGAACAAATTAGTGATCAAGCAGTTTTTGTATCTATAGGTGGAATCAGATAACATGGCTATTATAAAAAAGAAAATAGAAAATTTAAAACCCGGCAAAGAATATGTTCTTACCGTCAGGGCTAAGAACTCTGATCTAAATGTTCTTTCTGATTATTCTGATACCATTAGGTTTCAAGTTCCAACTGACGCGACAACACCATCCGCATTAACTAATCTTAAACTCTATGCTGGCTTACAAAATGTTATGTTTGTTTTTGATTATAGTCAAGATCTAGACGTAAGAAAATATGAATATGAACTTTATCAAAATTCTAATATGTCAGATGAAGGCGGTCCACTAACTGGATTTGCAGACGCCAATGTTTTTACTGTTAGAGTAAATAATCTTCAGTCAGTAGTGGATGGAGTTGGTCTTGCGCCGTTTTGGGGTAGAGCAAGAACTCTTGATACAACGGGCAATTTAGGTCCTTGGACTTCATTGGTCCAAACTGACCCACATACTCCATTAATAGAAGACCAATACATCAAAGGCCTAACCGTTTCAAAATTAACTGCCGGAACAATAGACGGGCATACAATTAATCTTACTGGAGCAGATTCAATTATTCAATCAACCACTTATGATCTTACAAATGGGGAACAAGGTTGGCAGATTAAAGGAGATGGTAGTTTTAGTCTAGGTGGACCAGATGGTATTACGTACGACAATAACAGTATAATAATTGGATCTGATGTTCAGGTCCAGGCAAACTTAGCTGCAGACAGTATTAGTGTGGGATCAGGCGGATCCCTATTAAATATTAATGACTCCATAAATGCTGGTGGAGGCGGGATGACATTAGGTTCTGGAGGATTCAACTATTGGTATACTAATGGACAGTTCAGAACCGGAAATGCAACTAATTTTGTTTCATGGGATGGTACAGGTCTATCAATAAGAGGGACTTTGCAATTTTCAGATGGATCAACTCCTGGAACATTTGATAACGGAGATGCGATTACTGGTGGATCAATTGCAGGACTAACTATAGCCTCTACAAAGATATACTTTGGAACAGGAACTTTTAAAAATGTCAATACAGCATTCTATGTTGACAATACTGGAAAATTTTCATTAAAAGATCAATTGTTTTGGGATGGAGATACTCTAACTATTGGCGGCACTCCGGCAGTTGAGTTAATTACTGGAGCAGACGTAAACTCTAACGTAACTACAATTAGTGGTGGAGTCATTACTACTGGAACAATTAATCTAGGTAATGTAAATGTTCAAACTGGATCTTCTGGAGCAAGATTGCAAATAACTTCAACAGGAATAAAAGCATTTAATGCTGCAGGAACTAATACTGTTTCAATAGGTTCAGATGGAATAGCATCTTTTACCGGGACAATAACTGCATCATCTGGCAAAATAGGTGGCTGGAACATAGGAACAGGAACAGATTCACTAGCAGCTTTTCCTGATAGTATATATGTGCAAAATGGAACAAATTTATCACTTATGTCTCCAAGTGGAGTAGCTTGGTTTAGTGAAGGAGTCTTTACAAAAACTATCAGCGGCTTTACCACTGGCGTAACAACTAATGGCGGAGCTTTAAATACTATGATTTTAAGAAATATTCGAGCTGGAGCCAGCAACGCCAGACCCGGTACTGGTGCTATTGGGGATATATATCTTTCTTATTAAGGATTTATTATGACTATACAAATTAGAACCGGCACCGGAACAAACGACTGGCAAACAATAACTAATCCACAAATTAAAACAGGATCTGGAGCTAACGATTGGGCAAGTGTTAATAAAGGACAAATTAAAACTGGTGCGGGAGCAAATGATTGGACAACTTTTTATTCAAGAATAACTGATAGCACTCCTCCAACCTTTAGCTTCGTAAGCGCAACTCCGACTTCTGTTACCGTGAGGGTCATAGCATCAAGTTCTGATAACAAAAAAGTTTATGCGTATAGAACAAGTAACTCGGGGAATTTTCAAAGTAGCCCAGCTAATCCAACAACCAGCACAATAAATCAAACATTTACTTTTTCAGATTTAAGTCCAGGAACGTCGTATAATTTTTCTAGCTACACGGCGTTCTATGACGCAGAGGGAACTTTTGTAGAGTTTAGTGTGACATCAACGCTAGATGCATCGACCACATCATATTCAAAAACAACTCCAACAACGCCAACAAATACAGGAACAATCAGTTCCACAAAACTATCATTTTCATCTAGCTCTAGTTCCAACTATTCAACTAACGGAGTTGCAGCGTATATTCGATTTGAACTGAGTGTTTTAACTCAGTTCGGATATTCAGTAGTGCAATCACTTAATACCAGCATCCTTCCGCTGGATGATACGACTGTTTCTAAGACCGTCCAGTTCACTGGTTTGACAGCAAATGTTCCATACTACTGTCGCGCAAGAACTTACTATGGATCGCCAGTAGACTCCTATAGTTCTTATAGTTCTTACTCATCCGCAACAAGTACCTATCCACTTCATACAGCACAAATTCCTTTCAAGATTGCCGATTATACTACGGATACTAATTTAGCTATCCTTACTGACATCAATGCGTACAATAATGGGGATGCAAAGATAGAATGGGAGTCGGCATATAGGGCACGTGGCGCTCAATCTTGGCTAGGAATTACTACATTCCTTGGAACTACAGTTGTCACTGGAAATAGTACAAGTTATTATGGGCAAAATTTTACAGTCATTGAATCAAGAGAATATCGATTTAGGGCAAGAGTTTACTACGAAACCATTGATAAGTACGGACCATGGAGTGATTATACCGGCGCAGTAAGAGGTAAGACATGGACTGGTAAAACTACTGGCTGGATATCAGCCAGTAGTACAACATCGAGTTCTAATGCCTCAGGATATTCTTCTTCCATGGGTTCAGATGGAAATCAAGGTTCCATATGGTTCTCTAATCCATATCGCGATGTAACTACATATTATACGCAATTTAAAATATTAGCATATTTTTCGCGAGCTATTTATTATAATCTAAATACATACTATACTTCTTCCAACCATGCGATTGATGAAAATAGGCCATCAGTTACTACAACAGTAACTAGTCTAAGATATGGCATTTCTTCTATAGCAAGAAATACCGCATCCTCACCATACGTTAGACTCGTATTAGACTCAGCATCAAGATGCATCCTAGCATATGCAGATGAGGTTACTGTTGTAAGCAGCAGTAATAGCGCCTTTAACCAACGATATTTTGTGATGTATTCTTCTGGAGCAACGGTGTTTTTATCGCCAAGAGGAACAACGCCAGCTAACGTTACTAGTTCTTCTGGTGGCACCCTATTCGTTTACAAAACATCCGGTAATGATGTTAGTATTTTTGGTGGAACTAGTAATTATTACACAAAGGGAGATAATTATTTAACGGCATTTGACTATGATTATGGAGATGATGTTCCACTCTCTGCAGCAGGAGGCTCCGTGGAATATCTTGTTGCTTCAACCAGTAAAGTATCATCTAGGGTGACAGAATCATTTTCGGCAAACTTTACTCCGTCATTACCCGATGGTCATAGGAATGCAAAACTATATAAGTTCTCCATTAGGGTTGGCCCTACTGGTTCACCTCGAATATCTAGTCTTGTTGTTGATGGAATCAATTATACACAATATGGTGATATAAATAATCTGTCGGCATATCAGACATATATAGTAACTCCAGATGTGCTAAACTCTCCACCATATAATATTGCCTTTAATATAGATTCAGCTCCCTATTCGGGCGATAATTTACACTATGCTACAGTAACAGAAGTGCAACTACAAGCAACATATGAAACATTGGATGATTAAAAAAAAATGAAATATGTAACGTTTTGTCAATATAAGAATAATATAAATATATACGAAACTTTAGGTACCCTTTTCCCGTCTAGTGATAAAGCATTTTTTTTACTTAATTCTTATTTTGGTCAATTATCTATTTCTAAAGTTAATGATGATTTTGATTTTTCAAATTTAACAGAAGAATCAATTGATTTTTTTAATATTAAAATTCATTCAATTGAAGAAATAAAAGAATTTGTAAATAATAATTCCGATTATTCATTGGAGGTTATGAATGGGCGTAGTGATATATTTGACACAAGTACGCCCCCTCCGTTTGATGAATCAACTGAACATTAAGGTGTAATTTATGAAATATATTAGTTTCTTAAAAGAAAATCAAGCGATTAATATTTACGACGTTTTAAAAAAATACATTCCTTCTTCTGATCAAATTATACTCGAAACGCATGAAGGGATAAGTGTGTCTCAAGTTGATGACAATTTTAAGATTTCTAATTTAAAAAAGGAATCAATTAATTTTTTTAATATTAAAATTTATACTTTAAAACAATTAATCACATTTCTTAATAGCCAAGCCGGCATTCAAGCAAAAGCTATAGGGGAAAATTCAGATATTTTAACAATATCATATTCTTCTTTTGATGATTTAGTGGACAATAAGGATCAAGAAAAACAACCGTATAATAATTGGGTCTGGAACAAAGATATGAATTGTTGGAGACCTCCAATCGAAGAGCCCAAACTTTCAGCAGAATTTTTATATTCATGGAATCAAAATAGGCTTAATTGGGATATTGAATTAAGAAATCCATGCGAAAGAAAATATAGAGGTTTTCTATTATGGAGAGCAGTTCCAACATATAGTGAAAGTTTTTATGGTGATGTTTGCTCTAATAATAATTATATGATTAAAAGTTTTGAAGACATAACTCATGGAACAATGGATTTTATGTCTAAAACAATTTCTAATCATGGAATAGAAAGATTAGATAATAATCCCTTAGGAAAATTTAAGATTGTAACTAGACATGAAACCGTTTTGGATTTAGCACCTCACGCAATTATTACATACGATGAAATAGATAGAGATTACATAGATCAATTTTCAAGAGAAGATTCAAAGAGTCTTTGGGCCATACATCCACAATGTATTGGGTCTACCTTGGAAGAATTGTTTAGACTTATTATAGAATGGGGTCTAGCGTATTTAGAGTTTGGAAATAGAGAACCGATAGCAGTCATCAGTGACAGAGTGCTCAGAGCGATCCAAATGCCCTTAGACGTAAGAAATGCCCTGTTAGAGATACCTGCACAAACGGTCGAAAAGTATATTAGGAATGATTCCACACTGCTCGTTAAAGATCAAGAGGATCCGATAGTGCCAGGATTTGTACAACATTGGATCATGGATATGTATCGAACATATTCTAAAAGAATAAATGATCAAGAAGTATATGTAAATACTCTGCTAGACTCCTATCCAATGTGATATAATAACTGCTTATGATTTCAATGAAAGGTAGACATGGACGATTTAGATATTAATATTCTAGTTCAAACATTCAGTGAAAAAATTGGCCAGTTAACAACCGATTTGGTCGTAAAAGAGGCAACGATTAAGCAGCTAAACATCAAAGTCGCAAACTTAATCGCTGCAATGCAGCCAGTTAGAACAGAGAAAACAATTAAACAAACAAAAACAGACAACTTTGAGTGAGGTAAATAAAATGTCAGAAGAAACAACTGAAATAATTGAAGAAATTCAGGCAACTGAGCCAGTAGAAGCTAAAGAATTTTCAATCGAAATTAAGATTTCAAACGCAAATCTCCAGTACAGAAGCGATTTTAATGAAGCAGAGACAATTTTTTGGATTGAAGCTGTTAAAAATATCATTATGAAAAACGCTTTTGATAAAGCTAATCTCGACGTTAACTGATTAACTTATAAAAAAACACCACTTTAGCTACTATTATATATAGTTTTGATATTGGAGAGATACATGGCAGTCTTTGACTATTTGCCCTTTAGGCAAGTTGATAAAAATAATAATTTTACAGCCAAAGCACTAGATGGCGAAGAAATCAAATCAGTTAGTAGATCGATGAAAGTCGCATCGCTAGCTCTGGGTTTTCAAGGTAATACTTATTTTTTCAGCAAAAGATCTACATTCGAACCTTCTCCATATGATTTCCATAGAATCATGCAGGCAGCTGACACTGATTCTTATGTAAAGCAGGCTTTGAATAAGTACAAAGAGTTATTCTGGAAAGAAAATTGGAAAATTGTAGGTGAGAATCCTGAAGCAATTTCCTACTTATATCAAAGAATAGATTATATGGAATTGGCAATGAAACGCCCTTTCTTAGATTTTCTAATAGAAGTCACAGATCATCTCTTTAAATATGGAAACGCATTTATTGTTAAAGCTCGTGGAGACATATCAGAATACTTTCCATCTCCTTTAGAGGGAGTTAATGCCGGTCAGCCTGTTGTTGGTTATTACTTAATACCTACTGAGCAAGTAAGGATTTTAAGAGATAAACACAATAGGCCACAGAAGTATGAACAGAGCACAGATCCGCTGACGTATATGCCCTCAGATCGCGACCCTGTATGGAGCGCAGACAAAGTCATCCATGTCTATATCGACAAGAAAACTGGCAGAGCATTTGGGACGCCATTCATAGAGTCAGCCTTGGATGACATTGTTGCTCTTCGGCAAATCGAAGAGGATATCCAAAACCTCGTACATAGAGAACTATTCCCACTATATAAATACACTATAGGAACTGCAGATCAACCCGCAGAACCCCACGAAATAAGCACCGCTGGCCAAGAGTTAGAAAATCTTAGAGCAGAAGGTGGATTGATTTTGCCTTTCCGTCACAACATAGAAGTTATTGGGGCTGCCAATACCGCACTTGATGCATCTAAGTATCTTGATCATTTTAAAGAAAGAGTATCCGTTGGCCTGGGTGTTGCACCTCATCACCTTGGCATGTCAATGGGCGGCGGCAACAGATCCATGACAGATAGATTGGATACAGCTCTTTATGATAAAGTTAAGCAATACCAAAAGCTTTTCTCTGAAATGGTAAGAGTACATTTATTTAATGAGCTTCTACTTGAAGGTGGATTTGATCCTATGACTAATCCACTTGAAAGTGATGTTTCAGATCGTTGTTACTTTAAGTTTAATGAAATAGATGTTGACACTCAAGTCAAAAAAGAAACTCATACTATTCAAAAGTTTACAAGTAATTTAATAGGACTGTCAGAAGCTAGAATGGAATTAGGCATGGACGCCGAGCACGATCCGAAAGATTTCTATGCAGCTATCCAATCACAAATTCAAATAAATGCGAATAAAAAACAAACAGAACTAAGTGCTTCGCTAAAGTCTAAAGACGCGACTATGAACGCTGACAAACAAGAGCCAGCACAAAAAGGCCAAACAAATGTTCCCAATAAAAGAAAAGGTGCGGGTAATGTAATCCGCCCGGCTAATCAACAGGGAAGAAATACCTCGGCAAATATCAGAAGATCAGACAATGCCTGGCTGACACTAGTTGAAAATGCACTTGAATCAGAGTATACTATAGTCTATACAAATGATGAAAAGGATGAAATAAATGTTGAAGAAAATGATAATAAAGAATAATAAAATATCTGATTACTTGGGTACAGAAGACGCAATTCAAGGTTTACAAAAAGTTGTAGATAATGGTCAAACTAGATTAGCCCTTGAAGTAATTTCTGATGTTATATCTCAGTTAACAGATAGAATTTCAGCACTTGAAGAATTTTTATTTTCTAACCCCGAGCCTGCTAGCGCCCCTGTCCCTGTACCTGCGCCCGCGCAAGAGAAACCAATTACGAAAGCAAAAGAAACTACCACTGAAATATCAGAGGAAGAAAAGAAATAATTCATGAAGCTCTTAATTGGGACTCCAATGTACAAGAGATCATGGATTCTTCCACATTGGATACGCTGCCTAATAAATCAGTCAGTTAATTTTAAGGAAATTGGTTTTGTTTTTGAAGTTTCTCCAGATGATAAAGAAACCATAGCTTCATTAGAAGCTTGGAAAAGATTTGATAAAAATATACCGTATTTTGAAATCAAAGTAAGAGAAGACATACCTCACTTTGAACACGAGAATAATAGTAGGCAGTGGAATATATCCAAATATGTCAATATGGTTTCACTAAGAAATTCTTTGCTACAAACAGTGAGGGATATCCAACCGGATTATTATTTTAGTTTAGATTCAGATATTTTATTAACAAATCCAAATACAATAGAACTATTAATAGCTCACATCAAATCAGGGGCAGACGCAGTCAACCCCCTTATGTTTATGACGCCAATCGGAACACTATATCCAAGTGTTATGGATTGGAGACAAGATGATCCATCAAAAGCATATAGAAAAGAAAAATATCAACTTGGAACATATTTCCAATCAGATGTAATTATGGCTGCAAAAATGATGAGTAAAGATGTTTATAATAATATTTCTTATAGTGTTCATCAGCAAGGTGAAGACGTAGGCTGGTCACTAGCTTGCAAACAACAAAATTTTAAACTATACTGTGCATCATATATTTATGCTCCACATGTTATGTCAGAAGTATTTTATCAATCATTTCTCCAAAATGGAGATGATAGATATGAATCTTTATCAGACAGCTATGCTAAAGTCTGATATATTCATATAAATTTGTTTAATGTTATAAAAATAAACTTACTATATAAAAAAGAATTATACATAAATGGGTGATTTACATGTCATTTGACTTTACAGAAAATTTTATATTACAATTACCTGACTTCTCTAAGTCGGATATCAATTTTTCAGAGTCCTTTAATTCGAAGAACGGTTTGATAATAGAAGTCGCTGCCATTCATGAAGGGCTTACTTCTAACTATAATAATTATTCTGCAGAAGAATTAGAAAAGGCACTCCAATCATGGGTGGATCCATACCCGAAGCCAATCATTCTTAATCATGATTTAAATACAGAAGCTATTGGCAGGGTCATGGCTGCTAAGATGGATAAAGAAGAAGATGGTTCTTCGTTTGTTCGCCTGCAGATAGCAATCACCGATCCTGTCGCCGCACAAAAAGTTCTCGATAAGAGATACTTGACTGGTTCAGTTGGTGGAAGGGCTGGTAAAGCAGTCTGTAGCGTCTCTGGCGACGATCTAGCTGCAGAAGATGCATCTGGTAGACCGAAGCCCGCAAAGTACAAAAGAGGCAAAGTATACAAGGGCAAACTAGCCTACGTAGAAATGAAAGATATTAGTTTTAAAGAGTATTCATTTGTCAATCAACCAGCAGATCAAAAGTCTGGTGTTAGGGCACTAAAGCCTGTTGACGGTCAAAGTGAAGTTCCTAGTTCAGAGGGTTGGGTTGCGCGGAGCAATGCATTTGTACTCAGTATGGATAATGAAGATATTTTCTCCATTGCAGAGAATAAATCAATTTTTTCAGAAATGAAGAAAAAGGAATCCAAGCCGATTTACCTCCAATTAAAAGGAGCATTTCTTACAGCTCTGTCCATACAGGAGAACGAAAATTACAAATACAATGATAGTTCATTACTATCTGATGAGAATGAAAATATCGATAATTGTCAGGAGAATTCCAATATGGATCAAGACACTAACGGCGACGACATCCTCGCTGCAGTTCAAGAATTAAGTGACGATCTTTCTACAATGTCAGTAGCTAAGGAATCAGAAGTTTCAGAAGAGACGGTTGAACTAGAAGAGACAGTTGTATCAGAAGAGACCGTTGAATCAGAAGTCGTTGTTACTGAGGCAGATTCTGAGAGCACTGTGGAAACAGTGCCTTCTGAAGAAGCTGAGTCAAAAGAAAATGGATCTAAGGCTTTGCCTGAAGAAGCAGAAGAAATAGGTAATCAAGAAGTTGATTCAGCTAATTCATCTGAGGCCGAAGAAGATCAAGGGAAAGAAACAACAGGAGCAGACCTCACTGACGTAAACGTAGTCTCTGAGCAGGATGCAAATGCAAAAGCTAGAATTCAATTCCTTGAAGAAGAAAATAAAAAACTCAAGAGTGCATTACATAGAACACTAATTGAAAGAGTTGTCGATACTAGGATCGGACTTGGTTTTGAACTATCAGATGATCGTGAAAAACTAATTGAAGAGTATGCCACAAGAACAGCATCTTCTTTGGCCGATAGCCTGAGAGATCTTGCTAAGACACCAAGTAAGTTTGGTAAAAGAATTGGCGAGATGTTGAATATGCCCACAATTGCTTCAGAAGCCGAAGTTTCGGTAAAAGAAGAAAATGTGCTTACTATAGACATGGAAGACGAGCCCATCAAGGTTTCGGATCCCAAAGAGTCTTTTGAACAAATTCTAGTTGATGCCCTTATGGGTAGACGTAAACTTTAACACTAAGGAGATAAAAAATGAGTTTAGCAAAATTTCGCAAAGTACATAGTAAGACCGGTTCTGGTCGCTTCGTTGTTTCCGAGGGCATAGCCCCCGCAGCATACCTGTTGCCACACCCCGGTCTTCCTACCTGGTACTATGACAGTGAAGATGATCGTTTTGAAATTGTTATTCCTAAGGGAACTATTCTTTCAGTTATAGCCGATTCAAACGGCGATGCCCGCATCGTTCCCGCTAACGGTACGTCCTCAAGCAAGGCCTGGGGCGACGACATGAGCAACACAGCGTGGGACCCCACAGCTGGTGCAACACCCGCTTACTCGTCCGGAGCAACTGACACAGTTACTGTGCCTGCTCGTTCGATTCCTATCGGTTGCGCACAATATGATCTTTACAGACCCTTCGATAAAGGTACCTCACAAGGTGCAGGATTTATCACACATGGCTATGTAGAGTATCCAATGGTCAACGGTATTAATAATAACGTGACAGTTGGTTCAGTAGTTCGTTCCGACGTAATGGGACGTCCAGTATTGGCTGCAGCTGGCGATTTTTACGACAGCAGTGCCGTATACAGCTATTTGCAGGTAGGTAAAGTTGTCGAAGTCGAAAAGTTTGCTACAAACTTTGATGACGGCCTCTTGAGCTACATGCAACTCCCATCAGATCCGGGTGCGTTGAAGACCGTTTATGAACTTACCAAGGCTGGTCCTAATAATGGTAAGCTCGGTATTCGTTCGAATCTAGATGTAACTAATGTCATTGGTGCATTCCGCGTCAACCTGACACTTTAATAAATAAGAAACAATTACACAGGAGGAATATTCCTAAGATGACTAAGACAATCCAAGAGCTCCTCTCGGGTCTCCCAGCTTGGGAGACAGCAATGACCGAGGACGGGTATATCGACGCAGACAATAGAGTAACAATTAAGGAAGCTTTTGCATCGTCAGACGCAGCAGCACTTTTCCCGAAAGTTCTCTCACGTACGCTCAGAGAAGCAGCAGAGCCACAGCTTTTAGTGACTCCATTGCTTTCCACTGTTCGTCTCGGCAAGGGACGTTCTTTGGAATTCCCGGCCGTCAATGCTATTCAAGCTGCTGAGATCCCAGAAGGACAAGAGTATCCAGAACAAGCACTCGCTTTCGCAAAGCAGGTAGAGGGCAAGGTCTCAAAGAAGGGCGTTAAGCTTTCTTTCACAGAAGAAGTGATCGCTGATTCACTTTGGGACATTGTTGGTCTACATGTTCGCGCAGCTGGCCGTGCTATGGCTCGCCTTAAGGAGCAAATTGCTCTGAGCCGATTCAAAGATGCAGCTACAATCGTTTTTGACAACGACGACGCTGGCTATGACGACACAACCGGTCTTGATATTACTGGCACTGCCAATAAGACAATCAAGTGGGATGATATCATCGACATGGCTGCCGTTCTCATGGCTGAAAACCATATTCCGACAGACTTTATTCTACACCCCCTCATGTGGTCGATCTTCCTCAAGGATGCCATCTTCCATCAAGGTGGCGCAGCATCTGGCGTTGGAACAAGCTGGGGCTATCGTCCCCAGTCTGCAGACGGCGCATTGAATCAGACTGCCCCTATGGGACTGAACGTTATTGTTTCTCCTTTCGTTAGCTTCACAGCTAAGAGTGGTGCAACAGCAGCTAAGTCAGACCTCTTCCTCATTGATCGCAATGAAGTCGGAACACTTCTCGTTAAAGACGAGATGAGCACCGATCAGTTCGACGATCCGGGCCGGGATATTCGCCAGCTCAAGATGAAAGAGCGTTACGACATCGTAATGTTGGGTGACGGTGAAGGTATTACTGTTGCTAAGAACGTCAGACTCAGCCGTAACTACGAAGTCATGGTTACTAACGAAACAGCCTGATAGAAACCTTAGGGTCGTTATAGTTACAAATTACCCTGAAGCTTGGGGGCGGTGGAGAAATCTACTGCCCCCTCTGCTTTTTATTGAATTGATTTATTACTATTACAATAGGTTTTGAATTTGGAGTGTGTTGAGTGGCCTTATATCTTATTGATAACGCTACAGTAAGCGTTAATACTGTTAATATTAAATTCGGTAGGACTATTAAAATAGCATCTTTAGTTGATGCAAATTTTTTAGTATATACTGACGCAGCTACACCTGTTCAGGTAAGTTCGCCATTTAGGGTTATCAATACTATTACTGATTATAATCAGATTAGTAGAACTTTAACTTTATATTGGGATGTTATTCTATCCCCTAATGTAAACTATGTTGTCCGCGTTCAAAACTTATTAGATTCCTCGGGTATGACTGTTCCTGAAGAAAGAATCAGTTTCACGAGTCAAACACAGTCTGCAACTCCGTCAACCCTACAGGAAAGTAAAGCTACTGTTTTAAATGAAGTTTTAGTAGAAGATAAATCTATTAGAACAGATATTGAAACTGGTTATCAAATATTAGCTAAAAATCCTAATTTCTATATAGAATCTGTTAGTCCAAATAATGGAGATTTTTATATAGGAAATGATGAGAATAATGGAAGAACTATTATCTCATTTAGTTCTCGTCCAGCATCAAACTTTTTAACCAGTAAGTATTTTAAAGCACAACGTAAAAAGATACAAAAAACGCCAACCAGGTGGGAAACGCTTCCTGCTCAAGTCTCGATGCATTCGTGGAAACCAGATGTTTATATAGACTTTCCTTCTACCGACGCAACTCCGGTTTATTATACAGATAGCAAGACTTATTTCGAGACTGGATATAAATATAGAGTTATTGTCTCTTCGGAAGTCGGCATATAATGGCTAATTCATTATATGCGAAAGGCAAAGAAGGCTTATTAGAAGGCCTATTTGATTTGACTGACAATAATATAAAAATTGCACTAGTAAAAAATACTTATACAGTAAATTTAAGTACACATGAATTCTTGTCAAGCATTAGTGAAGATTCAGTCGCAGCAACTACTAGTTTACTAGCCGGAAAAACAACAGCTTCTGGTGTCTTTGACGCTGATAATATTACAATAGAAGATTACGGGACTAGCGGTTTTGCCTATCTGGTTTTGTATAAGGATACTGGAGTTAGATCTACATCAAGGCTTTTAGCCTATATAGATACAGCTACAGGTTTGCCAATAGCTGCTACTGCTAGTCCTATCTCCATTACAATTAGTTGGAGTAACGAACAATATAAAATATTTAGTTTATAAAGGATTTTTATGAGCACCCAGTATCCCGCAGCGTTAGACGTATTGATCAATCCGACATCGTCTGACCCACTCAATTCAGCAACAGTACCTCACCATCAACAACATGCTAACGCGAATGACGCCATTGAAGCCATGCAAACGGTTATTGGATTAAATCCAGCGGGAGGTCATTTAACAGTTAAAGATAGAATAATATCTGCAGAAACTGCAATTACTACGCAATCAGTTTTAAATGGATTGACTGACGTTACTATTACAACGGTGAACTCAGGTAATATTTTACGTTATAACGGTTCAGCCTGGGTGAATCACGCTGAATCAAACCTGACTGATGGAGGAAATTTCTAATCATGGCTAATACAATCAGAATCAAAAGAAGAGCTTCTGGCGGAGCCGCTGGCGCACCCACAAGTCTAGAAAATGCAGAGCTGGCATACAATGAAGCTGATGACGTCCTTTATTATGGCAAGGGAACGGGTGGAGCAGGCGGAACTGCAACTACAGTTCAAGCCATTGCTGGCTCTGGCGCCTACGTAGGCTTGTCGGGCACTCAAACTATTACTGGAAATAAAACATTTTCCGGTACATTAGCTCTTGGTGGTTCTGCAACTGCAACAACAAAAACAGCTGGTAACAACTCAACATCGGTAGCGACTACAGCATATGTAGATGGCGCTGTAACTGCAGCTACATACACTTTCGCGCTTGCCGGAGACACTGGAACTAGTCAGACAATTGATGACGAAGAGACAGTAACTATATCTGGTGGAGTAGGCCTATCCTCTGTGGCTAGCGCAACTAATACCATTACATTGAACTTAGATAACACTGCAGTATCCGCAGGATCTTATGGTTCAGCTAGCGCAATTCCAACTTTTACAGTCGATGCTCAAGGTCGTTTGACCGCAGCAGGAACAGCCTCTATTTCTACTTCATTTACAGTAGATGCAGACAGCGGTGCCGATTTAACAATTTCCGGTGGAGATACCTTCACTATAGTTGGTGGCACAGGCCTAACATCGGTGGCCTCGGCAACTGACACACTTACCTTAAATCTTGACAACACTGCAGTTACACCCGCTTCATATGGTTCTGCTTCATCGGTCGGAACTTTCACAGTTGATGCCCAAGGTCGTTTGACTGCAGCAAGTTCAACAACTATAGAAATTGCGCTTGGAACTAATACCAGTGGAAACTATGTAACATCACTTGTCGCTGGCACTGGTGTCACGCTTTCAAATGACACAGCAACAGAAGGCGGAACTCCGACTATTGCAATTGGTCAGAGCGTTGCAACTTCTGCTAGTCCATCATTTAATGGGCTTAACCTGAATGCAGCTGGAACAATAATCTTTGAAGGAACCACAGATGATGCGTTTGAAACTACGTTATCTGCTGGTGATCCAACCGGAGATCGCACAATCACCCTTCCAGATGCAACTGGTACAGTAGCTCTTACTGCCAATAAGCTTTCAGCTTTTGCATCTACTTCTTCAGCAGAACTTATTTCAGTCATTTCAGACGAAACTGGTTCTGGCGCACTTGTGTTTGCTAATACTCCAACACTTGTCACACCAAATATTGGCGCTGCCACTGGTACATCCCTTGTACTTTCAGGTGATTTAACAGTCAATGGCACAACAACTACAATTAACTCAACTACTGTAACTGTTGACGATAAGAACATTGAGCTTGGTTCAAGCGCCTCTCCAACAGACGCAGGTGCTGATGGTGGAGGTCTTACGCTCAAGGGCGATACAGACAAGACCTTTAACTGGATTGATGCAACCGACGCATGGACCTCATCGGAAAATCTTAATCTTCTAACTGGCAAGACTTTTAAGATTAATGGGACCGATGTTCTTAGTGGATCTACTCTTGGCTCAGGAGTAACTGCCTCAAGCCTTACTTCGGTTGGAACGATTGCAACTGGTGTCTGGAATGGTACAGCTATAGCAATAGCTAATGGTGGAACTGGAGCTACAGATGCTGGAGCAGCTAGAACTGCTCTTGGCCTAGCTATTGGCACTGATGTTCAGGCATACAACGCTACACTCGCTGCAGTGGCTGGTGGAACCTATTCTGGCGACGACAGTATAGTGACCGTTGGAACTATTGTAGCTGGAACCTGGAATGGCAGCACAATCGCCTTAGCTAATGGCGGAACTGGAGCAACTAGCGCATCAGGCGCCCGCACAAGCCTTGGTCTAGCCATCGGCTCAGATGTTCAAGCCTATGACGCAGAACTCGCTGCTCTTGCCGGACTAACGTCAGCAGCAGATAAGCTTCCATACTTCACTGGTTCTGGGGCTGCAGCTCTTGCAGATTTTTCTTCATTCGGTAGATCATTGGTTGATGACGTAGATGCTGCTGCATCGCGCACCACTCTTGGACTGGGATCAATGGCCACGCAAGCTTCTAGCAACGTTTCGATTACCGGTGGTTCTATAGATGGTATAACATTCGATTGTGGAACATTCTAATAAAAGGATTTAGATGCTCTACAATGGAGATATAGCCTATAATCAAGCTCATTTCAACTACAGTGGTGTGTATGTAGTTTCTCCTCAGTCTTTTGGAATAACTACTAATTTTGGTGGCCTAAAAGTATTAGGTGTTATTGTTATATCACCACCGTCTGTAAATAGCACATTAGTTTTTGTTGATAGTCATTCTGTTCTTACCCCAAGTGGAATACTAGAAAATACAGAAACTTCATCCTCGATGACATTCGCCATGTTTGACGGTTACGGATCTTCGGAGATAGATATAATAAACGCAGACGCCTTTGCTATTTCAAGTCTGGATAGCGAAGAAATATATAGCTCTGGATATATAGCAATATCAATAGATAAGAATGAAGCTTATGCTATTTCCAGTGCAGAAAGTATTATTCTAGAGGACAACTCAGCTGGAACAATTAACGTTACTATCATATCTAACGCATAAACTAAGAGGTAAAAAATGTCAACAGATAGAGTTGTAGTCAGTGACACAGTTAGAATAACTGTAAAATTTAAAGATATTGACGCCAATGGAAATGAAGTAGCATTATCTCCTGTAGCCAACCCACAAGTAATAATAAAAAACTCTTCCAATGCGACTGTGGTCACGGATACTTCTAGTCAAATATCTAGTTCAATATTTTACTTTGATTATACTCCAACTATAGCCGATACATATACGGTTAAGTTTACTGGTATATTAGCTAATTCTAATACTGTAGTTATAGAACAAAGATTATACGTTAGTTCCACAGTAGAAGAATATCAGCCAACAATAACTCTCAAAAATGATGAAACAATCACTTTTGCACCAGATGTACTCCCTCTTTATATTGACCCTGAGCAATTACTCTCTTATTTTCCTGACGCAACGATGTTAGAAATAGGCGAAATTGCCCACAACTTCTCTAATGAGGTTAAAGGTATCTACAGTCTGGTAGAGACCGACGACGGTAGTGATCTTTCATTTATTGTATATGAATACATTAAAGCTGCTACAGCATGTGAGCTAAGTAGAACTTATGGCTACGGCAGTGATGACGAGATATCTATAAGCCTTGGGGATTTTAGTCTTACAAATAAATCTATACCAAGAAATAAAGTCACAAGAGACAATGCTACTACATGGTGTCAGATTGCCACAGCGCTTAGAAAAGAAATGCTATCGAATAAAGTTAGTCCAAGGGGATTTCAGATGAAAGGCCTACCAACTATGGGTCCAGTTTATTCTGGTGGCAAAATGCCACAAGTAGATGGCGGAAAAGTGGCTTATCTTACGGATAGAGAATTATACGGTCCAGTAAGAACTGTCCCAGCAAGCCATGACCCTATGCCCAATAGAGGTTTTAGAAGCCGTGATTGATGTCAAAAAAACATTCAAAAAGATTCTTAGAGAATGGGGGCATAATGTTCACATTCAAAGAATACTTGCAAATGGAAATCATTATAATCAATTTGAATTAGTAACAACTAGGCAGGTTGGTCAATCAGGAGCTGCAAATTCTAATTCAACACAAGAATATGATGAAGGTCTTTTGACCAAATATGATGCAGTATATTATTTCGAAGACACCGTTTACCCCAAAGAGGGTGATAGGATATATGAGAATTATTCCGCCAAAGCAACAAAAAACTATACAATGTTCAAGATTGATGCTATCACTGCAGTAAGAGGCAGACATGGTAAGATTAACTATTGGATAGTTGGCGCAACTAGAGAGAAATAATATGTTAATAGTTAGCAGAGGTCAGTCGGTACAATTTAAATTTATATTTATT